AGCGTACACTCAAAGTAATGTCCGCAGTACAAGCTCGCATCCATTATGCAATGAAACAGGAACTGAAACTGCTTCGTGACATAATCAGGGATTACACTCCAGAAACCTATGACTACGAGCCCAACGAAGGGTCGCCCCGTGCTAAACAATCCGACTACGACAACGTTGATGTAGTTCCAGTCTCAGACCCTAACGCCGCAACAATGGCGCAAAAGATTGTGCAGTATCAAGCAGTTTTACAATTAGCTCAAGGCGCCCCACAGATCTACAACATGCCTTTCTTACATCGCCAGATGCTAACCGTGCTTGGTATTAAGAATGCGCAAAAGCTAGTTAAGTTGCCAGAAGATCAGAAACCCGAGGACCCCATCACTGAGAACCAGAACATCTTGATGATGAAGCCAGTCAAAGCGTTTTTGTATCAAGACCATCAGGCGCATATCACCGTGCATATGGCTGCTATGAGAGACCCTAAGATTATGCAGTTGGTAGGCCAAAACCCTCAAGCACAGATGTTACAGTCCGCTATGCTGGCCCACATTAACGAGCACATTGCCTACGAGTATCGCAAACAGATGGAAGCAGCTATGGGTATTGAGTTGCCAAGCCATCCAGACGACGAGGACGCACAGGGTATTCCTGCGGAAATGGAAGTTCAAATATCTCAGCTTGCTGCCCAAGCTGCACAACAAATACTGCAGCGCAATACAAACGAGGTTGCCGCACAACAAGCTCAGCAGGCCCAGCAAGATCCTATTATCCAGATGCAACAGCAAGAACTCCAGCTCAAGGCACAAGAAGTATCCATTAAGGAGCGCAAACTTGCCGCTGACGCAGCAGCTAAGGCCGACCAGCTTGAGATTGAGAAAGAAAGAATTACGTCTCAGGAGAGAATTGCAGGCTTAAATGCATCCCTCAAGGCACAGAAAGACAACCAAGACCGGGAGTCTAAACAAGAAGAAGCCGGAGCAAAACTTGGTGTTGACATGGCTAAAACATTTGCTCAGTTACAGCAGCAATCGAGGCAGGCCGACCAGAATCGGCAGGCGCAACAGAACCAACCAAAGAAAGGCGAGAAATCCAATAAATGATTGAAAAGTATCTTGATCGTGTAGTCCAGCAACTAGACGAGAAAGTAGGACGGCTACAGGAAGCCGTGGGAGCAGGGAGTGCAAAAGACTTCTCTGAGTACCAGAAGATGTGTGGGGAGATTCAAGGTCTTCTTTCCGCCCGTCTATTCATAACCGACCTTAGAAAAAACTTGGAGCATTCTGATGATGAATGAAATCCTTATCGGCTCAAACCCCGATAACCCAGCAATTGTAGGTGCAGTAAGTTTTACAGCAACAGATGAAGAAAAAGCCAAGCAACTCCCAGAACCCTCTGGATACCGCATACTTTGTGCAATTCCAGAAGTAGAAAAAGAGTTTGATAGTGGGATTCTTAAATCAGATGAAACTCTTCGGCATGATGAGCTTTTAACTACGGTGCTTTTTGTCGTAGGATTAGGCCCAGATTGCTATAAAGACTCCGAGCGCTTCCCAAGCGGACCTTGGTGTAAACAAGGCGATTTTATTCTGGTTAGACCTAATGCCGGCACCAGGCTGGTTATTCACGGTCGTGAGTTTCGCATTATTAATGATGATTCCGTAGAGGCTGTAGTTGAAGATCCTCGTGGAATTACTCGTAAATTTATCTAGGAGATAGAAAATGGCAGAATTTGAAAAAGAAGAATTTAAGTTCCCTGACGAAGTAGAAGCTAAGGGTAAACCCTTAGATGAGGAACCAGAGTTTGAAATCATCACAGAAGATGATACCCCCCCAAAAGACCAGAATAAGGATGCTATTCCTGAAGAGATGGTTAAGCAGTTTGACGCTGCCGACGACGAAGAAAACCTAGATCCCAAGGCGCAAGCCCTACGTCTAAAGCAGTACAAAAGGGTTTATCACGACGAGCGCAGAGCCAAAGAAGCTGCTTTTAGAGAGCAACAAGAGGCTATTAACTTAACCAAACGGTTAATGGAAGAGAACAAAAAGCTGCGTGAAGCATACAATACAGGCGAAAAAACCTATATAGAAACAGTGCAAAACGCTGCCGACTTGGAGATCCAGGTAGCCCAACGTGCTTATAAAGAAGCCTTAGAAACCGGTGACCCAGATAGGATCGTGGAAGCCCAAACTAGGCTAAATGAAGCCGGGTATAAAGTTCAGAAAGCTAAAGACTTTAAACCAGGTACTTTACAAGTTTCTGAAAATGATGTACAAATGCAGGAAGTGGAGCAACAGCGTCCCAAGATTGATGCCAGAACACAGTCTTGGTTGGACCAGAATCCATGGTATGGCACCAAAAAAGCCATGTCGAGTTTTGCTGTTGGAGTACACGATGAATTAATTGACGAATACGGTAAGGATATTATCGGTTCGGATCAGTATTTTAAGCGTATAGACAGGACTATGCGTGAGAAGTTTCCAGAGTATTTCGATACTATGGAAGAGAAGGCAGAGCCAGTAGAAGAGGTCCAGAAACCTGCTCCAAAAGCTAAGCCAAACACGGTTGTTGCTCCGGCTACAAGAAGTACGTCATCCAAACAGATACGTTTAAAGCAAACGCAATTGCAGTTAGCTAAAAAACTTGGGCTAACCCCCGAGCAATACGCCCGTGAACTTACAAAATTGGAGGCCCTAAATGGCTGAAAAAAGAATTACAAGAGAATTAGAAGAGCGAGAAGTTGCAGAACGTCCTAAACAGTGGGCGCCCGCAGAGCTTTTGCCTGAACCAGATAAACAGGCTGGCTACGCTTATCGTTGGATTCGTGTTTCAATGCTTAATGCTGCTGACCCACGTAATATCTCATCAAAACTGAGAGAAGGCTGGGAGCCCGTTAGAGCAGAAGAACAACCAAAATTAAAACTGTTAGCCTCTAGAGAAGGTCCATATAAGGACAATATCGAAGTAGGCGGGTTATTACTTTGCAAAACCCCGGTTGAATTCGTTGAACAGCGAAAGGCTCATTTCGATAAGCTAACCGCCCAACAAACTGAGGCTGTAGATAATAACCTTATGCGCCAAAGCGACCCAAGGATGCCAATCTTTAATGAGCGGAAATCTTCGACTAGCTTTGGAAAAGGAAATTAATTTTTTAGGAGATTTAAATGGCTTATCCTATCATTGACGCCCCCTACGGGCTGAAGCCTATTAATCTTATTGGTGGACAAGTATTTGCTGGATCGACTCGCAACATTCCGATTCAGTACGGCTTTAACACTAATATTTTTTATGGCGATGTTGTAGGTATTGTTCGTGGTTTTGCCGTGCGCTCTGTTGTTACTACAGGTGCTGGCGCTACTACTGGTGGTGCTGGTGGCGGTACTGTTGGTGTATTTTTAGGTTGCACATATACCGACCCTGTAACAAAACAAAAACGTTTTAATCAGTTCTGGCCTGCAGGTACTACAGCTGGTGACGCAGTTGCTATTGTGACTGACGATCCAGATACACTGTTCCGTGTGGCTGCTGTTACTTCTGCTGGCGGTACCACTATTGGTTCTATTTCACGTATGGACGTTGGTCAAAACGTAAATGGTTCTGATTTGGCTGGTAGCGTTAATACTGGTAATTCGGCTAACGCTATCGTAGCTGCTACAGCAGCGAATACTTCAACTCTGCCTTTCCGTATTGTTGACGTTGTTCCTGACACAGCTATTGTTGCTACAGCGACTTTATCCAGTGGCGGTGGTTCTACCAGCTTAGTCTGTACCAATCTGTCAAGAACACTTCCAGTTGGAACGGATGTTGCTTATCTAGCCTCTAATGGTCAGTTAATTGGTACTGGCTCAAGAGTTTCCTCTGCTGTAACAGGCACAGGTTCACAAACTATTAGTATTAATGCTCAAGCTGCAACAGTTAACGCTCCAACAGGCACTGCCTCTACCGGCGTTACTATCCCAGCAAGCGCAACTATGGTATTTACGATTTATCAAGAAGCAATTGTAAAATTGAATTTTGGTATTCATAGTTACTATAGCAATACTACTAACTCAGCTACATTATAAGGAGCAATTTAAATGGCTATTTCACGTGCACAACTACTGAAAGAGTTGCTCCCTGGATTGAACGCATTGTTCGGTTTGGAGTATGCTCGCTATGGTGAAGAACACAAAGAGATCTATGAAACTGAGACCTCTGAGCGTTCTTTTGAAGAAGAAACAAAACTGTCTGGATTCTCAGCTGCACCAGTCAAAAACGAAGGTTCTGCCATCGCTTATGACAATGCACAAGAAGCATGGACAGCTCGCTACAACCACGAAACTATCGCCCTTGGCTTTAGCTTGACTGAAGAGGCAATTGAGGACAACCTCTATGATTCTCTCTCAGCTCGCTACACCAAAGGTCTAGCTCGTGCTATGGCTTATACCAAACAGGTTAAAGCTGCTTCTGTATTGAACAACGGCTTCTCGTCTGCCTACACAGGTGGCGACGGCGTTGCTCTTTTCAGCACTGCTCACCCATTGGTATCTGGCGGTACTAACAGCAACACCCCATCCACCCAATCTGATTTGAACGAAACTTCGTTGGAAAACGCAGTTATTCAGATCGCCGCTTGGACGGATGAGCGTGGCCTGTTAATCGCTGCTAAGCCTAAGAAGTTGATAATCCCACCCGCACTTCAGTTCGTGGCAACTCGTTTGTTAGAGACAGAATTGCGTGTTGGTACCAACAATAACGACATCAACGCAATTAAGAACAATGGTTCGATTCCAGAGGGTTACGCTGTTAACCACTTCTTGACCGACACCAATGCATGGTTCTTGACCACTGATGTTCCAAACGGCTTAAAGCATTTTGTCCGTACCCCATTGAGCAATTCGATGGACGGTGACTTTGACACCGGTAACGTACGTTACAAGAGCCGTGAGCGTTATAGCTTTGGTTGGTCTGATCCACTTGGAATGTTTGGATCAAGCGGTTCGTTCTAATAAGAACTACCCACGGAGACCCCGCCCACAAGGCGGGGTTTTTCCTTTAAGCGCTTGCGTTTATTTTTGTTTGTAGTATTATTAGTGTATCTGGGTGATTACCTGTACCGGACTGCCCCAGCAGACAATGCAATGATTGGTACGGGGACTTTTGCATAAGGATATTTATCATGGCACGTAGCACATTTGAAGGTCCAATTCTATCTGGTGACAACCGTTTTGGCCCACAACGTAACGTAGGTTACGCAATTTTATCCCAGTCAGCGCAATTAACGCTTACAAATACAACCCCCAATACTGCTAACTATGGCGGTGCTTCTGGTCAATTTGTAGCTTCTAACGGTATTGCTAACTCAAACGGCACCGTATTTACTCCTGGCACTAACACAGCAGCTACTATTACTGCTGATAGCGCAACTGCCCTTTTCCGTGGCGTTATTTTCTATCTTCCAGTAGGAAGCTCAATTGAGAATATCTTTATTGATACTGTAGTTGTCCCAACCAATGCTGGCGGTGCGATTACTGTAACTCCTTATATTTCCAACACTTTTGCTACTTCGGCAGGTACTATTGCTACCGCAGCGGCTATTAGCGCTGTTGGACGTACAACGGCTACCTATACTGCAGCTCAAGCTCCTGTTGCTTATTCAACATCTAATGACGTTCCAGGTGTAAACGGCAACCCTAACTTGTCTCAAGTGGTTGTAACAATTGCTATGACAGCAGCCAGCGGTTTGACTACTGTTAATGCGGGGCAGTTGATTGTGACGCTTCAGTACACACAGAATGACCCAAATATTGGTACTACAACTACCTATCCATTTGGTAACTTTGACTAATTAATTTCCTGGGGTCTTCGGACCCCAATTAAACTTTTTAGGAGATTAATATGCGTCCTGTTGTATTTACCCTTACCGATGCTTCTGCTGCGGCTAAAACGTCTAATGTTTGCCCAGTAGATCATTATGTTTCGCCGTCTAATATTGCTCTTAGCGTTGTTGTTACAGGCACAGTAGACTACACCGTCCAATACACGTTTGATAACGTTTTTGCTGCT